CAAGCTGGGCACAGAGCGGTTGAGGAATTAATCAAAGTAGCTAAAGAAGCTATTGTTGATTCAGATGATGATATATCAGCTGACAGACTCAAGAATGCCGCTGCCACAAAAAAGCTTGCAATCTTCGACGCCTTTGAGATATTAAACAGAATCCAAGAAGAAGAGAATCTTTTAGAAGGCAAAGCACCTGAAGAAAAGAAAGAAAAGGTATTTAAGGGTTTTGCTGAGGGTAGATCTAAGTAATGTACGAACAGACTTTATATAAGATAGTAGAACCTATAAAAAAAACTACTCTTACTAGATTAAATAGAGGTAAGAAGTGGAAATATGGTTATAACAAAGAACACGACTTGGTGGTTCTTTCACATAACGGAGTTATAGGTGATATATACGATATACAGGGTTTTAAGATAGCTTTACCTAAAGTGCCTAAGAAAGTATTTAAACACGAGAAGAATAAATGGGTTAAGGCTGAATATCCTAAAGAACTGTCTCGTATTAAAAATATATTCGACTGGAGAAATTATCCAGAAGAACAAAAAGAGCAGTGGTACGACTATATAGACGAAGAGTTCAAGCGTAGAGAAGAAGGATTCTGGTTTACTAACAATGGCGTACCGACATATATAACAGGTACACACTACATGTATCTGCAATGGAGTAAGATTGACGTTGGAGCTCCAGACTTTAGAGAGGCAAACAGACTATTCTTTATATTTTGGGAAGCCTGTAAAGCTGATAAAAGATGCTATGGAATGTGCTACCTTAAGAATCGCCGTTCAGGTTTCTCTTTTATGAGCTCTTCCGAAACAGTTAACTTAGCCACTATATCAAGTGATAGTAGATATGGGATACTCTCTAAGTCTGGTGCCGATGCAAAAAAAATGTTTACTGATAAAGTTGTACCTATATCTATAAACTATCCGTTTTTCTTTAAACCGATTCAAGACGGTATGGATCGTCCAAAGTCTGAGTTAGCGTATAGAGTTCCTGCTAGTAAGTTTACTCGTAAGAAAATACAAAGCAACGAGCAGCTGGAGGAGATAGCAGGCCTTGACACTACAATTGACTGGAAGAATACTGGCGATAACAGTTACGACGGTGAAAAACTAAATTTGTTAGTACATGATGAGAGTGGTAAATGGGAAAGACCTGACAACATATTAAACAACTGGCGAGTTACTAAGACCTGTCTAAGATTAGGTAGTAGAATTGTTGGCAAGTGCATGATGGGTTCAACTAGCAACGCACTTGACAAAGGCGGAGATAACTTTAAAAAACTATTCTATGATTCTGACGTATCAAGACGAAATGCTAATGGACAAACAAAGTCTGGCCTTTATTCTCTCTTTATCCCAATGGAATGGAACTATGAAGGATTTATTGACGAGCACGGACTTCCAGTATTTGATAATCCAAGTGATGGAGAACGACTGGGACCGGACGGTGAATTAATAGATGTTGGTGTAATAACGCACTGGGAAAATGAAGCTGAAGGATTACGAGATGATCAAGATGCGCTAAACGAGTTTTATCGTCAATTTCCTAGAACAGAAGAACACGCGTTTAGAGATGAGACTAAAAATAGTATATTTAATTTAATTAAGATATACGAACAAATAGATTATAATGAAGGCAGCAGGCATAACGCTCCTTTTACTGTAGGTAGTTTTGGTTGGGTAAACGGCATTAAAGACACGCAAGTGGTTTTCAATCCTGACCCAACGGGTAGATTTAAAGTAAGTTGGGTACCTCCTGCTAACTTGCAAAATAAACAATTTATAAAAAATGGAATTAAACACCCAGGTAATGATCACGTTGGAGCATTTGGCTGTGATAGCTACGACATTAGTGGTACTGTGGATGGTAAAGGTTCGAAAGGAGCGTTACACGGATTAACAAAATTTTCTATGGAAGACGCGCCACCAAGTACGTTTTTTTTAGAATACATAGCAAGACCACAAACCGCAGAGATGTTTTTTGAAGACGTGTTAATGGCGCTTGTGTTTTACGGAATGCCGTTGTTAGCGGAGAATAACAAGCCTAGATTACTATATTACTTACGCCGTAGAGGCTATAGAGGATATAGTATGAACAGACCAGATAAAAATTGGAATAAACTATCAGTAACCGAAAAGGAGGTAGGCGGTATTCCAAACTCTAGTGAAGATATTAAGCAAGCACACGCAGCAGCTATTGAGATGTACATACAAAATCATGTAGGACATCTAGGAGACGGCAATTATGGTTCAGTATATTTCAACGAGCTATTAAACGATTGGGCGAGATTTGATATTAATAAACGAACAAAACATGATGCTTCAATAAGTTCTGGTTTAGCAATCATGGCTTGTAATAGGCATTTATATGCACCTAATGCAAAGGTAGAAAGACAACCATTAAACCTGCATATATCAACATACGATAATAAGGGATTTAACTCTAAAATAATAAAGTAAAAATATGGCTGAGTCAGTACATGTTAATTTTCCAAAGCAAACCGTTAGTGATGCCGAAAAGAACTCCTTAGAATATGGAGAAAAAATCGGTAAAGCTATATGTGCTGAGTGGTTTAGTAAAGAAACTAGTGTTAGTAGATATACTAGCAATATAAATAATTTTCATAAACTTAGATTGTACGCTAGAGGCGAGCAATCTATTCAAAAATATAAGGATGAATTATCTATTAATGGTGATTTATCCTATCTTAATTTAGATTGGACACCTGTTCCAATTATATCGAAGTTTGTAGACATTGTTGTTAACGGGATTGCCGAAAGAACGTATGATATAAAAGCGTTTTCTATAGATGCTAGTGGAGCAGAAGAGAGATCGAAATTTGTAGATAGTGTTGCTGGTGATATGGAAATGCAGCAATTTGACGCAGCTATAATGCAAGAAGTGGGTGTAGATACCAGACAAAGCTCTGTGCAAAATTTACCGCAATCCAACGAAGAATTACAACTGTACATGCAGCTACAATATAAGCAGGCTATTGAGATTGCAGAAGAACAAGCTGTTAATGTTTTATTTGAAGGTAATAACTACGAATTAATTAAAAAGAGATTTTTCCGCGATTTAACAGTGTTAGGTATTGGCGCAGTTAAGTGTGGTTTTAATACCTCAGAAGGTATTACTATAGATTACGTTGATCCAGCCAACATAGTGTATTCACACACGGAATCTCCTTACTTTGAAGACATATATTACGTAGGCGAACTTAAGTCTATGCCCATTAATGAACTAGTTAGAGAGTTCCCTATGTTAAGTGATGAAGACATAAATGACATTGTAAAAAATAATAACACAAACTCAACATACAAATACGGAAGAAATCCAGCTAATAGAGACGCTAATATTGTAGAAGTATTATATTTTAATTATAAAACTTATAATAGCGAGGTTTATAAAATTAAAAAAACAGGTACAGGCGGAGAAAAAGCTATTCCAAAAACTGATAGATTTAATCCTCCTAAAGACAAGGATGGCGACTATACTAGAGAGTCTAGGAAAATAGAGGTTTTATATGATGGCGTGTATTTACCGGGATGTGATAAATTACTAAAGTGGGAGATGGCAAAGAACATGGTACGTTCAAAAAGCGACTTTAATAAAGTCAAAATGAACTATAGTATCGTAGCTCCAAGAATGTATGAAGGTAGAATTCAAAGTTTAGTTAGTAGAATTACTGGTTTTGCTGACATGATTCAATTGACTCATTTAAAACTACAGCAGGTCATGGCTAAGATGGTACCAGACGGTGTTTATCTTGACGCTGATGGGTTAGCTGAAGTTGATTTAGGCAATGGCACTAATTACAATCCGCAAGAAGCTCTTAATATGTTCTTCCAAACTGGTAGTATTATAGGTAGAAGCTTTACTTCTGAAGGAGATATGAATCCTGGTAAAGTTCCTATTCAAGAAATACAATCTAGCAGTAAAGGCGCAAAACTACAGTCTTTAATACAGACGTACAACTATTATCTACAAATGATACGCGATGTTACGGGTCTTAATGAAGCTAGAGATGGAAGTATGCCAGATAAAAACGCATTAGTCGGACTTCAAAAGATAGCTGCTGCTAATTCTAATGTAGCTACAAGGCATATCTTGCAAGGAGGATTGCTACTTACTTCAGAAACAGCTGAAAAACTATCTTTAAGAATAGCTGATGTTATAGAGTACTCTCCTACTAAAAACGCTTTTATTGAAGCTATTGGGCATAAAAACGTTGCTAAGCTCGAAGAATTAAAAGAACTTCACTTACATGACTTTGGTATATTTCTAGAATTATCGCCCGATGAAGAAGAAAAGCAATTGTTGGAAAATAACATTCAAATGGCATTGCAACAAAGTGGTGTAGAATTAGAGGACGCTATTGATATTAGAGAAGTTAGAAATCTCAAACTAGCCAATCAGTTATTGAAAATAAGGCGTAATCAAAAAGTTGAACGCGATAGACGACAGCAACTAGAGAATATCCAAGCTCAAACACAATCTAATCAACAAGCAGCGCAATCTGCTGCGCAAGCTGAAATACAAAAGCAAAACGCTATAACTCAAAGTAAAATACAATTAATCCAGGCTCAAAATCAAGCAGATGCTCAAAAAATGCAATTAGAGATGGCGGCTAAAAAAGAGCTAATGGGGCTAGAGTTTCAGTACAACATGCAACTTAAAGGAATTGAAGTTGGCGGAATGAAAGATAGAGAAAAGCAAAAAGAAGATAGAAAAGACGAAAGAACTAAAATACAAGCTTCACAGCAAAGTGAACTTATAGATCAAAGAAAAACGGGTAAATCGCCTAAAAACTTTGAATCCGCAGGTAATGATATTATTGGTAGCGGATTTGGTTTAGAGGCTTTTGGACCTAGATAATAACTTATATTTTATATTATGGAAAACAATAATCAAACAGACCTTGAAGAAGTAATCAATGAGGTCGAAAACGAAACACCACAAGTTGAAGAAGTTGCGCAAGAGCAACCTGAACTTGATTTAGAGAAATTTGAAAGCAAAGATGATCCGGATGTCATCAAAGTAGATTTATCAAACCCAACAACCAATGAAGCTAAAGAAGATGACGCTGACGACTCAGGAGTGGTTAGAAGCGATGAAAACACCGAGTCCGCACAAAGTGAAGACAAAGTACAATCGGAAGGAGAAGCACAAGAAGAACAATCAGTACTAGAAGAAATTACTGATGAAGAAACCGTAACTAAAGAGGAAGTTATGGAAGCTCTTGACGATGCAGAGGAAACAGGTAAGCCACTACCAGAAAATATTCAGAAATTAATGGATTTTATGGAAGAAACTGGCGGAGATTTAGAGGATTATGTCAAGCTTAATCGTGATACATCTAGTATAAATGATCAAGAAGCTTTACGTGAGTACTATAAAAGAACTAAACCTCATCTAACTACAGATGAAATTGATTTTCTTATTGAGGATCGATTCTCATTTGACGAAGAGTATGATGATGAAAAAGATATTAAACGTAAAAAATTGGCCCTTAAAGAGCAAGTTGCCGAGGCCAAGACCTACTTAGACGGGCAAAAGTCTAAATACTATGAAGAAATAAAAGCTGGAAGTAAACTCACAGATGAGCAACAGAAAGCAATTGATTTCTTCAATCGATACAATAAAGAGTCAGAACAGACTAATAAAGCTGTAAAGCAAAGTAGCGATATTTTTGAAAAAAAGACTAATAATCTTTTTAATGACAAATTCAAAGGTTTTGAATATAGTGTCGGAGATAAAAAATATCGATTTAACGTTAATGATGTTAATGGAGTAAAAGCAAAGCAAAGTGATATAAATAATCTCATGGCAAAGTTTGTAGATGAGAACAAGCAACTTTCAGATGCTAAAGGATACCATAAAGCGTTATATACTGCTATGAATGCCGATAGTATAGCTCAGCATTTTTATGAGCAAGGTAAAGCTGATGCTTTAAAAGAAAGCATTAAGACATCGAAAAATATTAATATGGATCCAAGGGGTTCGCATAAAGAAGCGATGACTGGCGGAATAAAAGCCCGAGTATTAGGCGATGATTCTAACTCTTTTAAATTTAAAATGAAAAACAAAAATTAAAATTAAGAAAAAATGGCAATTACAAATGGAAGTAATTTGAATAGCGTTGCTGCTTCACAGCGTCAAACACTAGCTTCAAATTATCTAGATTTAGCGTCTGAAACCGGAAAAGGTTGGGCGCAACAATATGTACCAGACCTAATGGAGAAAGAGGCTGAGGTATTCGGAAACCGAACTATCTCAGGATTTCTTTCTCAAGTTGGGGCTGAAGAGTCTATGACCGCTGATCAAGTGGTATGGTCTGAGCAATCACGTTTACACCTATCTTACGTAGGTACATTAGACGTAGATGGAGATACTAATGGAACTTTTACAGTTACCACTGATATCGACGGAAACGCTCCAACAGACTTTACAACTCAACATGGTATCCGTGTGAACGATATGGTACTTATCGCACAAGCGGGCGTTGTAGTTAAAGCGCTTTGTACAGAAGCAGAAGTTGGAACAGCGGTTGTTACTTTAGAGCCTTATGCTAACGATATTTTAGATGATGAGTTAGCAGATGGTACAGCGACGTTATTAGTTATTGGTTCTGAGTTTGGTAAAGGACAATCTTACTCTGATCAAACTGGTACTCACAGTTCTGAGCGTCGTGAAGCTTTAGAGCCAACGTTTAAGTCGTACAGCAACAAGCCAATCATTATGAAGGATTACTACGAGATCTCTGGATCTGATGCTTCACAAGTTGGTTGGGTTGAGGTTTCTGGCGAAATGGGTCAATCAGGTTACCTATGGTACCTAAAGGCTGCTGGAGACACTCGTGCTCGTTTCACTGATTACTTAGAGATGGCTATGCTTGAAGCTGAGAAAACAGCTGCTGACTCTGCTATTGGTTTTGCTGATAAGCAGGTCCGTGGTTCTGCTGACGCAGGATTAAACGGCGCTGGTACTGAAGGTTTATTCGCGGCTATCGAGTCTCGTGGAAACGTAACTTCAGGTGTTACTGGTGTTAACGCTGCTACTGATTTAGC